CGCCCTGCCCCCCCCGCTCCGAGCGCCCGACAGGGCGCTGACCAGGGGCAACCGTCGTTTTGTACACATCTTCCAAACCAATCCGAGATTCTTTTGAACTCCATCCTTGCAGGTCAGGGGCCTGCGACCCCCGGGAGGGTGTCCGTTTTACCCCGACTCGAAGACGGTTGCTCTCACCGTTCGCAACCGCTATCCGTAGTGTTTTCCATGTCAGCACAACGGCCCGCCGGAACGGGGGCCGGGACAGGGCCTTCGAGCCCGCGCCGACTCGGGTGAGCCCGCAAGGGCGATCCCGCCAACTCAACAGCGTGACGACCCGCCCGCAGTGCCACCCTGGCGTCCTCTGGGACGTTGAACGGGAGTGAATCGGGCTCAGGCGAAAGGGCGCGTACCCACAGCATCACCGGGGCGCGGACGCTATCAGCTATTGCGTGAGGTAACGGCTCACGTAGGCGACGACGGCTAGCCAGGCGAAGGAACCTGCCGAGTGGAGGCTTGCACAGCTCCGCGCTTGACACGCCCTCTGGGGGCGTGCGACAGTCGTCACGTTGAGCACGAGAACACGGCGAGTGGTGGCCTAGCTTAGAGCGAAGCACTCAGCCACTCACGGTGTTCGGGTGGGACCTTCCTGAAGGGCTGTAACAGCCTGGAGGGCCTCTGGTGAACGTTACTGCCGGTCATAACGGTGGGACGGGACAGCATCCGGAGGAGTCGGAGAACACCAGGGCTGATGTTTGAGAACTGAAGAGTGTGTGCGCCTAGCTGGCGCCGGTAGTGCCGGAGGTTACGGCGCCCCTTGCGGGGGCGCAGGACATGTCCCCACGGCTACTGGTGAGCTAGGCAGTCCAATATTCCCTGTAAGAGCCATCGGGCAGACAGGGAGCTTTCCTTCCCAAGGGCGTCAAGAGGCAGCTTTGACAGTGTCGCAACGGCTACGGGGCGAGTGCTCGACCTGCGGTACATCCGTAGCGAGCCACAAGCGTTACATCCTTCAAGGGTGGCGTGATGCGTCTCAAACTTGGGTGACGGGCAGATCCTTTGGATCGCCTGGCTTTGCTCCCTGTCTGTCCTCTTGGTTCCGCAGGGACACAGCGCAAGCCGTGTCTCGGAGCTCGACCACGTCGGGCTAGAGATAGGAGATAGTCATGGCTGAGTACAGCGATGGCAGCACGACGTATGTCTACACACACCAGGCGGAGACCGCCAAGGATGTGCTGGACATGCTCCACCCGCACCTCGGCAAGCAGGTCACGGCCTACCTTGACAACGGTTACGGGTACATCAAGGCCACCAGGATCACCTTGGCGGCTGTAGGCGGCACCGACGTCGCCTTCTGGTTCAACAACCAGCGTTACGTCAGGAACGGGCTTGAGTTCACTCACAAGCCTGTGCATGTGCACCAAGGGTGAGAGGTCAAAGCCTCCGCTGGGGATGCGATAGCCCCAGCACTCACTGGCTTCACAGAGGGAGGAACATCATGAGGACACTGAAGAGCAAGGTCACCGGACAGGTTGTCGGCGACACGTGTGGACTCAGGAAGGACGGCTCTGTAGCCGTCCTGTTCGACGACAACACCATCAAGTGGTACTCCGCGTTCAAGTTCAACGCTCTGTACGAGGTGGTGTGATCATGCTTCTGGTTATCACGAGGAACGTCGTCCTGGCTGTAGCCTGGATGCTGATCCTCAACCACGCTTACAGCTTCACCACAACCTAGGAAGTGATCCAGTCTAACGGCCATCGAGAGGTGACCTTCGGCCTGCGGCTACGCCGCTAGGCTAGGGCGACTAGCAGAGTGGGAGCGTGCAACTCCTCCCCGCCCGCTGAGCACGCCATGGGGGCGTGCTTGAGGGAAGGACATACCATGATCGAGATCAACATCGATCAGGCGATCGCTGGCGTTAAGGCTATCGTGGCCGAGTATGGTCATGACTACGTCTACACCAAGCGGCCCTTCGGTCCTGGCGCCTCGCGCTGTGTCTACGTTTACGAGGGGCAGCCGGACTGCCTGGTGGGCAAGTTCCTCGCCGCCCAGGGCGTCAGCATCGAGCACCTCGCCGAGGGTGACACCGCCCGTTTCGGGTCGGCGGCAGAGAACCTGCTCGACTACCTCGCCCAAGATCGCATCCTGGGTACCGACACCGAGACCGTCGTGTTCCTCGCGAACCTTCAGTACGAGCAGGACCAAGGATCGGAGTGGGGCGTAGCCCTGCGCCGCGCCACGGAGATCGTGTCGCAAGACGACTGAGTATCACAGCCCGACAGGCAGGCATCTACGTTCGAGCCGTAGACGGGCGCTGGAGCGCTACAGGGGCGCTCCTCGCAAGGAGGACGTTATGAGCATCAAGCTCCGTACGTACTACATGGACCGAGCTGTCTTCAACCTCGCTGAGGTGATCGAGACGGCCAAGGACCGACTGAAGGATGTTGACTTTGACACCATCGTTGGTACTGGCTTCTCGGGCGGCATCGTCATCCCCTCCCTCGCTCTCGCCCTGGGCAAGAACTTCGTCCTCATCCGAAAGGAGACGGACGACTCGCACCACGGTCGTGGTCGGCTCCTCGGCGAGATGGGTGACCGGTGGATCTTCGTGGACGACTTCGTGTCGTCCGGTCGCACTCGTCAGCGGGTGATCGAAAAGATCCACCAGGCTGGCCACGAGTGCGACCACTTCCCCACCCTGGTGGGGCAGTACATGTACTGCGACGACTCCGACGATGGACCGCGGTTCGAGGAAGAGCGTTTCTGCAAGACAGGCTACATGTGGGCGTGAGCAGAGGCTCACGGTGTAGGGTGAGCAGCACACTCCCAGGTGCGAGTCCTGGGCACCCACTGGCTTCAGGCGTAAGTCTGAGCGCCTCTATCCCCCGCTCAAGCGGGGGCGGCCTACAGGAGGACCGATGGAAGCTACCACGTGCCCCGTATCCCCCGCTGCGTATTTTGATGCGCTGGCGCTGGCGCAGGATGAGTCGGAGCGAATCAAGTCAGCGACCACCCCTGCCCAGGAGCTGCTCAGCGAGGACGCTGAATACTACCTCTCTGGCGACTGCAAGTCCGGCTACGGCGTCACCCGTCAGGGTGAGCTGATCGGCGTCTTCTCACTCGTCAAGGGTAGGGGAGAGAAGCTGGTCAGCGAGGCTATCCTCCTGGATGGCGCCAGCAAGCTGAGCTGTTTTGACGGATTCCTGCCTGGCTTCTACAAGCAGTTCGGGTTCGTCGAATGGATGCGTGAGCCCAACTGGACCGAAGGTGGTCCGGATGTGGTCTACATGCGTCTGGAGGTCCCGGGCCTCCTGGAAGACGAGGTGTGACAGGGCTTGACGTGTGGCGTCAAGACAGGGTGAACGGCATACATCAAGGTTCGAGTCCTTGACACCCACGGGATCGACAAGTGTTCGATCCTGGGAATGAGGACATCATGCGTAAGAGCGAGGATACATTGGGGCTCTCCGTGATCATCGGAGGGTTTCTGGTCATCCTGTTCATCCTGGTGGGCGTAGTGGCCTGCGACAAGAGTGGTGGTGGGGACTCCTACTACTACCCGCAGACCACCCACTACGGCTACTACGACGCGCATCACCACTACCACTACTACCCCAAGTACGACCGGCATTCCAAGGTCTACGTGGCGCCCCGCAAGGGTGCACCTGGGGTGAAGGTGAAGCCTGCCCCCAGGTCGGGCGGAGGCTTTTCGTTCCGCAAGAGTGGCGGGAGTGGGTTCAAGTCGAGCGGCGGTTCTCGCCGCCGCTGACGCTCTCAGGGTGACCGGCAGTCACCGGGGTTCGAGACCCCGGCACCCGCTGGATCAGAAAGTCTGATCCTACTTGGCTCTCAGGAGTTATTCATGATCGGTAACCGTGGCTACGCTACGTTCATCCGTGACTGGGTTCGCCAACAGCAGAACTTGTTCGGGAAGTTTGGCACCCCCCGAATCGCCCCAGAAGGCTGGACGCGCCTTGGTGAAGGCTGCTACCGTATCGCCTACTTGTCTCCGGACGGAGTGGTGTACAAGGTGCAGCTCTCTGGGGGCTACTCTTACCAGACCAACGAGGGGGAGTACCGAAAGTACAACAACCTCCGCATCGCGTACCGTATGCCCAAGGGTGCCCGCTTCCCGCTGATGTGCAATTTCCGCATCGAGGGGGAGGATACGGTCAACGCGATGGACATGGTCGGACCAACCCTCAGCAAGTATGAGGGTGAAGACCGTCACAAGCTCATCGCCACCTGGTCCTCGCTTGCGTGGACCATGCAGCTAGGGGACGCGCACCACGCCAACGTGGCTGTAGACGAGGCGCGAAAGCTGGTCGTCCCGATCGACCTGGGTGATTGACGCCCAAGGGTGAACGGCATACACTCTGGTTCGAGTCCAGAGCACCCGCGCAGTACTTACAGGATCGGACAACAAAAGGACAGCGATCATGCGTGAACTGCTGCAACTCCTCATCAAGGAAGCTGAGTCGGAGGAGCGCAACCTGTGGTACAGACACGGGTACGAGGTTGAGGACAGGACTCTTCAGGTCCTCCTCAAGATCCTCGAACGCGCTCTGCGCAACCTCGACGACGCTGAGGGGAAGTAACAACATGCACAACATCGGCAACGAGCACGACGCCCAGACGATCCTGTATTGGGTGCGCTCTCACCCAGACATGTACGGCCGCCCCTCTTGCGTCACCCGTGGTGATGCGCCGGAGGGTTGGGAGTACATCGCTGCAGGATCGTTCCGCAGCGTGTGGCGCTCCCCCGAGGGGGTCGCCTACAAGGTGGGGCACCGCGAGGATGACTACCAGTCGTGTGAGGAAATCAACAACCTGAAGACAGCTTGGGAGCGGGGAGTGCCAGAAGGGTGCCGCCTACCCAAGTTCACCCCGTACTACCCCGACGATGATATCGTCGTCGCGGTGGAGCTGATCAACGGTGAGACCCTGTACGACTCCGGCAAGAGTGACGGCCCCTTCGGGGACTACTACGAGCTGCTGAGCGAGATCGAGATCAAGTTCAACCTCGGTGACCTGCACGACGAGAACGCCATGGTGGACGAGGACGGGTACCTTGTGCCCGTCGACTTCGGCTGCTGAGGGCGTAGCCCTCTCGGGGTGAACGGCATACCCTCAGGTTCGAGTCCTGAGCACCCACAGAGCCACCCATCAGGGGTGGCTCGCTGTAAGGAGCAAGAGATGGCTTTCAAGGATTGGGACGACCGAGGACGCTGGAGTGATGACTCCGAATGCATCGTCTGCAAGGCGTGCATGGGGAAGTCTGAGGCGCTCATCTGCTCAGCCACCTGCGAGGACATCTGGCTTCTCAAGAGCCAGAGTGCGCTTGGCGGGCTCCTGGACGAACAGGAATCCGTTCGCTGGGAGGGTTGGGAGAAGGAGAACGACTGCTATGCGTAGCCAGACCGTCAAGTTCGCGAAGAACCGCCTTGCCAAGTTCGATGCTGTTCGTGTATACTCGTATGAGTATGCATCCCACCGCACCGTCAGGCGTGCCGGAGTCGTCCGCGTTTGCTACAAAGAGAACTGATCCAGTGTGACCACGGAGTGCGGCCACCCGAAGGTGGCCGTAGTCCCGGCATCGCAGTGGTGTCGGCTAGGAGGAATTGTGACTGACAACTCTGCCGAGCGTGAGGCCGAGAGGATCCTTGAGGAGGCTGCCAAGGCTATCCAGGCTGAGCAGTGCCCTCAGGGTGAGGAGTGCGCCGTCCACCACCGCGTGGACGAGGAGTACGTCCGAGAGGACGACAAGTACGTCCGGTTCATCACCTACTTGGACGACTACGTTGTGATCACCGATGACAACCCTGTCTTCGAGACTCCGGCGTTCCTCCTCAAGCTGGTGCTGGGCATGATAAAGAAGGACGACGTCCCCCCGCGATGGGAGACCTCGATCTTCTACGTTGGACCCGACGGCACCATCGGCGACGTCGGCAACAAGCCGAGAGAGGAGCAGGCTGCTGCAATCCGGTACGCCAAGACTCATGACGACTGGGACCTGCTGAAGAGCGAGCACGAGACTACGGTCTCGGCTCTCAAGGATGGTCTGATCGACGTGTCCAAGCCCCTCAAGGAGGACTGATGCCACTTCAGACCGAAGCGAACAAGAGGGCCGAAGGCGTGGGATACTACACCGCATACAGCTCTGACGCCGCTGACATCCTCGGCTACCTGTCGAGCGATCTTCAGCACGTGGAGGAAGATCGGCCCACCTACTACAGTGGGCAACTCTTCAAGGTCACGGTGACCGTAGAAGAGATCTGATCCCCCGACCCACCTCTTCGGAGGTGGGCGGACAAGTCGACAGGTGGGTCCGGGAAAAATAAGTACCGGCCTAGCGTTTGAGGGTCTTGTCAACCCGAGCTAGTTGTTCACCCACCTGTTGGCCTGCCCGCAGCACAGCGGGGATCGAAGGGAGGACTATGGCGGTACCCACCAAGGCTGCACAGGTCTCTGCGGTGGCGGCACTCCTCGATCTTGAGGAGAACGATGGCCGATCACTTGAAGAGATCGCTAAGCAAGTCGTGGAGGGCTACCATGCTCTCCTGACGCGGGGACTGAAGTCCCCTGCTTCCCCCGCTCGGCTAGGCATGCTCTTCAAGACGCCGCTAGACGGCAAGGTGAGGCGCTATGTCTGGGAGGGTGAGGGAAAGGTATGGATCGTTGGCGAAACCGACTCCTACGGCTGGCTAGGGCCCTTGACGGGGCCCTTGCTGGAGTACTGCGAGGAGTATCGACCGAAGCGGAGACGCGACGGGAAGATGGTGGAGCTAACGGATGCGGAGATAGCGGAGGAGTGGAGCAACCCGGACTGGAACGCGGGGGACGTGATGTCTCAGCACCAGCGCCAGCACTCCTTCGAGGTCATCGCTACAGCACCACAGTCCGTGCTTTTGCGCGGAACCGACGGCCGTCTAACGGTCGACAGCAACGGTAGCCTCAAGCAGTACTACAAGCGCGAGGTGAAGGGACTGGAGGGCGGATGGTAACCATCCTCCTGTGCGTAACCCTGGTGGGCGTGTATCTCTGGGGTCAGTACTGGAAGGACTTGGCATGTCGGATCACCGACATCGTCAACGAGATACTATCGGAAGAGGAAGACGATGCGTCACATTCTTGAGTCCCTGCGGTCCGAGTTCATCACGATCAACGATGACGACTCCGGGAAGCGGTACGTCATCCGATTCTGGCACGTCCAGCTCGCCACGTTCGTGATCGGCTGGCTGGTCGGATGAAGACTCTGGAGACGTTCATCGCGTGGGTGTGCATCGTTGCACTCGTGATCTTCATGATGAAGTCTGACTGACATGTAAGAAAGCCCGGCCGAAAGGCCGGGCTCCCAAGGGCCGGTAGCTCAGTGGTTGAGCGCGTATTGAACGTAGGTAGGCGGGTTCGATTCCCGTCCGGTCCACCTATCAGCCTTCGTGGCGTGACGCGAGAGCGTCACCCTTCATAGTCGCGCTCCGTCTGAACGCGACCGGAGGCGTTGCCACGAGCCTCTGTGCGCCCGCTGTAGCCACGGCGGTAGTCCGACAGGTCCCTCTTCCCGAGGAACTGCTGGATGGCGCTCACAGCGGCCCTGTGGCGGTCCGCAGCGGCCTGCTTGGTGATGCCTGCATCCATCCCTATCTGGGTGAAGGTGTAGTGGTACTTGTATCGCCAGACCAGGACGTTGTACTGATCTTCTGGGAGCGCCGTGATGGCGCGAGAGACATCGGCATAGCTGGCCAGGTTGTTGCCGGACGTAGCAGGCTCCGACTTAGCTCGGGGCATGCCGTCCGACGCAGCCTGCGCGAACGATTGCCAGTCCTCGTGTTCGAACACGACTTCCAGGATGCTCTTGATCAGCTCAAGCGAGAAATGGAACACATCCTCCTCATCGTAGCCGTAGACCTGGGCATCCTCAGTCTTGAGTGCACTCTGCCCGGCACGTACGAGGTACGTGTTAAGCGTAGCCTCGTAGTTCTCCTCGGTGAGGATTCTGGTGACGGTGTTCTTGTTCTGCATGATCCACACCCAGATCTCCTGCTCGACGTCGTCGGCGGAGTGGTGTGCAGGGAAATTGGCCTTAGCGATGCCCGCCGCACGCTTGACGGCGGGTGTCAGTCGAGTCCAGTCCAACATCAGATGCGCTCTCCCTTGAAGTATGCGAGCCGGTCATTGAATAGAACAAGTTCCGGCCAGACTCTCTTCCCGTCGTCCTCGATCCACGCGAACGAGGGCACCCAGGAGACGGCTCCGTCCTTGACGTACGTCGCAGCCACCGGATCCATGACGCTTCCCACGTTCATAGTGAATCGCGGGGAGACCTTGCCCGCATACCCGAACGCACGAGACTGGATGAAAGGCTGGTGAGTGTGCCCAAACACAAAGTTCTTGTCGCTGCCGTACCTCTTGGCAAACTTGGCGTCCCAAGCGGAAGCCGAGGCGCAGTACCCGCCACTCTCGTGGCCATGTATAGCAAGGGTGTTGGTGGCGATGCGAAGCGGACCACGTTCGTAGCTGATGTCGAAGTCCTGAAGGGCGAACAGACTGCTTACTTCAAGGGCCTTCAGTGGCGCCAGTGGCGCCGCGTACTTCCGGACGAACTCCCGGAGTCGAAGGTCGTGGTTGCCCTCCAGCCACACGACCTTGGCGTTGGCAGCCGCATCCCTGAGCGGCGTAAGAAACTCCCTCTGGTAGCCGTTTATGTGCTCCTGTAGGGTGTCTGCGTACTCTCCTGCGGTACCCTTGGACCATTGAGAGACCTGAGGGAAGTCGATGCCGTCCCCGATCTGAACGATCTGGTCCGGCTGGTGATCCTTGGCTACCTTGATCAGCTTGCTGAGAAGCAAGCTGTCATGGTAGGGGTACTGGACGTCGGGGATGATGAGGGTTGACTTAGTCTTGGCCATGTCACTATCATAGCACGGGAGCAGACATGTCAGACACTGAGTGGGCGCTGGTCTACAGCTTTTGGCACCGCGACCCTAGCGAACTTCAGGCGTACCGCTACGGCGGTCACGCCTACCTCTGGACGACTAAGGTTGGGCGGTACGTCCGGCGCACCTGGACCAACAGGGATGGCAAGCCCATCGCTACCGGGTGGTTCACAGTGTGACGTAGGTCACAAAAACTTCCCAGAATTTTTCTGGGGGATCCGGGAATCAATCACCATGATCAGATTGTTTCCTCTAACGTAAGAGCAACCAGGAGAACGAACGAACGGCCCCCAGGCCGGGCGTTCAAGGTACTCCTACTAGCTCACTAGAGAGTAACTAGTAGTACTAGTCTAGGGTCCCCCTTAGGGGGACCTAGAGAGCGGGGAGAAGTGAGTGTAAGGAACGGCGAGAGCTCTGGAGCTGACATGAGCTACAACGGACCAGAGGTAGCTCTGTACCGGCCTCCCTCGGGGTCGGCCGTGCCGTATCGTAGCTTCACTGACGAGGCGTTGTGTGCTACTTCCCCCGCCGAGTGGTTCGAACTCTCGGATGCAGCAGGGGACGTGAAGGGTGCAGCGCTGGAAGCGCAGCACGAACTCATGTCTAAGGGGCTGAAGGTGTGTGCTGCCTGCCCTGTCAAGCAGGAGTGCCTGAAGGACGCCAGTGAACTCGATAGGTACTGGACTGTCCGTGGTGGCAGGCCCCCGGAGGGCCTCTTCTGGGACTCAAAGAGGCCCGGCTACAAGCTGCCTGTGTTCGTCACGGGCAGTGCTGCTCCGGGCAGAAAGAAGCCTCCGCCGGAGGAGTGCCAGCGAGGTCACAACAACTGGAAGATCCACAACGACGGTGGACGTCGTTGCATCGATTGCCAGAAGGAGGGGTATGAGAAGCGCAACAAGGCCCGGTTTGCCAAGTCGAGCTGATAGACTGTGAGTATGCTACCTCACATCAGTTACTCGCAGTACAACACGTACAAGTGCCCTCGCGCTTGGTACCTCGGCAAGGTCAGGCAGGCGGAGGAAAAGCAGACCTGGTACATCCCGATAGGCAGTGCTGTGCACAACATGATCGAAGACTGGATCAACCCTGAGGTCCACTTCGCGGGGCGTGACAGCATCAAAGCCGAGGACTACTTCTACCCGCTCATCCAGGATCAGATGCAGATCGAACCTGATCTCTCCAGGTGGTTGGCAGGCGGCCCCGAGGCCGCCCCCATCACCCACGAGAAGGCCCTTCAGAGGGCACAGGAGTGCTTCGAGAAGGCCGTTCAGGAGCTGGAGGACATCGACGTATGGGAGGTCGAGTACGACGCCTCAGGTAGGCTTCCAGGGCTTTCGGTTCCGGTGAAGGCGTTCGTTGACATCGTCGGCGAGCACCCCAAGAAGGGTCCGATCATCATCGACTGGAAGACCGGCAGCACCAAGCCCGGGAACTTTCAGCTTGAGACCTACGCAGCACTGCTGAAGGTTCCCGCCCTCGGCGGGAACGACCACCCGTTCACTGAGCATGGCAGCTTGCCATTCAAGGGGCGGTACGTCATGCTAGCTCCGGGCGCACCGAACACCAGGTACGTCGACCTCTCGAAGGTCGACCCCGCAGAGGTTGGCAGGAAGTACCAGGCTGTGGTAGAAAGGATGCAAGGCAAGCACTACGAAGCGAAGGCTGGCTTCGACTGCCGGTTCTGCTTCATGCAAGACAACTGCCTGGTCAACAAGGGCCTGACAGAGCGAGCGATGTACTACGACAGGAGCGAGGAAGATGGCTACCCGTTCTAAGGCGCTGGAGTTTGCGAGTCGCCTTGAGGAACTGATCATCGAGATCGAGGACGCTGGGTACAGGCTCGTGCTGGACTCTGGGGATGGTGGCCACTGTGCTGACATCGACCTGATGGAAGGTTCGGTGTACCGTTACACCGTCACGAATCTGGAGTACCGGGACTGATGGGCAGCCGCGAGGACGACGACTACTGGAACGTTAAGTACGACGACGTACCTGAGTGTGAGATCCACGGGGATACTCAGTACTTCAACTCCGAGTCTGGCGAGTGGGAGTGCTACGATTGCGTAGACGAGGAGGACATGCAGAATGGCTGAGACCTACAAGGTGGAGCTGTTTGCCACCGGCCCTTATGTGGGGTGCAGCTCGACCGAGCTGGTCGACCTGAGCGACTACGGCTACACCGACGAGGAGTGGGACGGGCTGTCCGACCGGGAGAAGGGCGATCTTCTCGACGAGTGGGGCGAGCAGTACTTCTGGAACGAGGGCTACGAATACAACGCGGAGGTCCAGCGTGGCTGAGATCGAGATCACCCTTCCGACCGTGCAGTACGGAAACGTGAAGGTGCGGGCTACGCCCGAAGAGCTGGGGCTCGCGTCCCTGGCGGACGCGTACGACGTCGGCATCGCCTCGGCGGTGTACCTCAACGTGTTCACCCAGGGGTTCAAGAAGGGTGCTACGCTGGACGTAGCCGAGCGCGGTGAGCCCCAGCAGGGCGTCACCGAGGAGCAGGCCCAGCGGTGCCTTGACGAGGGCCTGGGTGGCGTCACAGAGGTCGACGGGCAAGAGTCCCCTGCACCCTGGGAAGCCAAGGTTGACGCCAAGCCCAAGCCGTGGGAGAATGGAAGTGCGGCACCGGCCACCAAGCCGGTGATCGACGAAGGCTGGTAAGTTACCAGCCAGTACCAGAAATCACAACAAACACAAGGAGAAAACTAAGTGCCTACACTGAACGAGCTGCTCGGCGGCGGCAAGAACTACGGCCCGAAGTTCATCAACCTGAAGAACGCAGGCGAGTTCATCAAGGGTGTCGTCACCAAGATCGACACCGAGGCTATCGTCACCGACTGGGACGCGGTCAACAACAAGCCGGGACTCCAGAAGTTTTGGGTTGACGGCAAGCCGAAGGGTGTGCCGAAGGACGAGGCTGAGCGCGCTGGCCTGAACCCGGTCCACCAGATCGAGATCCACCTGAAGGACGTCGTCGGTGAATGGGAGGGCAAGCCTGCCGACCTGACCGAGGCGCGGATCACCGCGACCGGCTCGGCCAACGAGCGTGAGGCCTTCAAGGCTGCGGTCTCCGAGGCTGGCTCTCTCGATGAGGGTGACATCTTCGGTAAGAAGCTGGACAAGCGCAACGGCAACAAGAAGGAACACTCGATGAAGGTCGTCAAGGCTAGCTGAACAGTGGACCTGGCATGATCCTGCGGAGACTCCGTAGACACCTGGCGGTGACGGCCGCCAGGTCCACCCAGGGCCTGGAAGGTTTCGACATCTGTGAAAGCCGCACGCGGAACGCAGATGGACATGGGTTCGATTCCCATCAGGTCCACGCACTAAGGAGGTGCCCCCATGGCTCTGACCGAGGAGCAGGAAAAGGAACTCGACGAGATGGCCAAGCGGTTCAAGGACACGAAGGGCAGCAAGTGATGCGGGTTCTGTACTACGCCGAAGAGGATAGCAGGGGTGAGATCGCCGTCGCCGCCACCCCTGAAGAGTGGCGCGAAGTACTGCTCGACCTTGAGGAGATGGCATCCCAGATCAAGTACTACCTCAGCAGGCGTGATCAGCACGGCGACGTTGAGGGTGGCCATTACGGTCTTGAACCTGCCACCTCGCGGCTGATCCAGACCCTTGGGGGTGCTGTTTGAAGACACTCGCACGAACCGTCAAGCGGGGAGTCTCGGCAGGCGAACCCCTACCCTCCCCGTGGCCGATCTTCGATGAGAAGAAGATGCACCTTCGTCGAGGCAGCATCACCATGGTGGCTGGTCCGCCTGGCTCGATGAAGACGGTCATGACCCTGAACGCCGTGAAGAACATCGGCGTTCCCACCCTCTACCACTCGTCCGACTCGGACGACTTCACCATGGCATCGAGATCCCTCTCGATGCTGACAGGTACGGCCACCGACGAGACCGAGCTGTGGGTGATGACCAACAAGCAACTCGCTCACGACACGCTCAAAGACATGGACTTTGTACGCTGGTCGTTCATGTCCAGCCCGACGCTCGAACACATGGAACGTGAGGCTGATGCGTTCTTCGAACTGAAGGGCGAGTACCCTCACCTCACGGTGATCGACATCATGATGGACATCAACTACGAGGGCGCCGGTGAGCAGAACTACTGGGCTCTCATGGCCGAGCTGAAGGACATGGCCCGTGAGCAAGAGACGGCGATTCTCGTTGTTCATCATACGAGTGAATCAGCGAAGGCTGGTAGTCCTCCGCCTCGCTCCGCGATCATGGGCAAGGCTAACCAGCTACCGACGCTCATTCTCACTCTTTGGGGTGACGCTCACGCTGGAACTCTGGACGTCGCAACGGTGAAGAACCGCTTCGGTCCCCAGGATCCGATGGCGAAGAACGGCACGTTCAAGATGAGGGCACAGCCTGCGCTGTGCCTGATCGAAGAGATGGAGCAACCGGTCGACGTGCCGGTGCTCTTCAGGGACGGGCCTTGGACCGACAAGGAAGACAAGATCAACGCATGGGAGGATGACTGATGGACAACGTAACCCCTATCGGCGACCTGTTGGTCGCCGTGGATCGCAAGCATTACGAACAGCTGGTCGAGCGTGACAACTTCCTCACCGCCCTTGAGGCGGCGGGAGTAGACAACTGGCAAGGCATCGACCACGCCTACCGCATCCTGGAAGGCGAGGAGGACTACTGATGAGTTGCCCTGTACCTCCCGGAGAAGAGCACTACCCGATCACCGTGGAGCGTGACGGTGTCCCCGTCATGGTCTGCGCCAAGTGTCAGCAGGTGATCTGATGGCGAAGTGTTCCACCTGCGGGTTCCGTAACTGTATCTGCGCACCTCAGCCCAAGTGGCCGCCGCCGGGGCTCAGCGGTAGCTGCCCTATCTGCGGGGATCCGTATCCGTGCCTGAAGCACTAAAGGGTGCGGCGGTGACGCCGCAGCCCAGCTGCAAGGACTGTGGGTCGACGACGCGTAAGCTGAGTCGGCCCGGTCCTCGCTGCGCGACCTGCAAGAGGAAGAGGAAGAATGAGCAACGAGAGGCTGCCTGGGCAAGAGGTATCATGGATCGATACGGCCTCAGTCCTGAACAGTACTGGGCTATATATGAAGCCCAAGGAAGACGTTGTTACATCTGCGCTACGGCTACTGGTCAGTCTCGTCGACTGTCCGTCGATCACGATCACAGTACAGGATTCGTCCGGGGACTACTCTGCCGCCCTTGCAACACTACGGTTGGACGGCTACGAGATGATCCTTCAGCATTCGACCGAGCAGCGGACTACCTCCGTGATCCTCCAGCGCACAGGATCGTGGGAAAGGTGAAGCCAGGTGATTGAGTTCAGCAACGACGAGCTGATGGCCGTATACTCCTGCGTCTATGACGAGGTCTACTACGGTGACGACGATGTGGTGTACGGCGACGGCGAGTACGCCGTCGCTCTAAGGAAGGGGTTGGCTAAGATTGAGGCAGAGAGCAAGAGGCAACAACTCTGGTGAGTTCCCGATCTTCCCGATCGGACCAATCCTGGAAGCATTCGGTGGACAGCCTGTGGTTGAGGGTTACGGATGGAAGCCCTACCGGTGCCCGTTCCACAAGGACTCAGACGCCAGCGGCTCGGTCAACACCCAGCTCCAGGTTTACAATTGCCACGCCTCGGACGACTGTCCGACAGGCAGCGCAGTCCAGGTCATCAAGGAACACGAGGGGCTGACGTACAGTGAAGCTGTCCAAAGAGCAGCGGAAATATCTGGCGAGAGCGTGGGAAACGTACGCTCCCCATCTGGGAGAGGCCGAGGGCTGGCTCGCGGGCCGAGGAATCAGCCTGGAGCGGGCGGAAAGCGCT